CGTTTGATACTCCTGTTACATTTAATGAGTACATCACTGTTAATGGTGGTGAGGCTCAGGATAAGAGAAGTACATTCAACTCACCTGTTCTAATTAATGTTCTCGGAACTGTTAGAAACAACCCTGCGTTGGTAGTTTCTTCCTTCGTTGATCCTGCTATTGATGATGGTTCTCTTGACAGATCAGCGTTCGTTAGAAATGTCGAAACTGGTGGTGATATTGTCATTGCTAGGAATAAAATTTCCGCTGCAATTTTCCAGTTCAATAGTCGCAGAGATGGTCAGGCATACAAGATTCAGACACATGTTGTAGGTGCTGTACCTTCTAACATTACTCCTGATCAAACTGGTGCATTTAATGCAAGTCAGATTGTTCAGTATGGTAATGCTGGTACTCCTGATTCTGGTGACTTCCTACTCAAGGGTGGAAGCATTGGTAAGACTGGATCACTTGGTTGGATCTATTCTAACTACTACACATTAATTGGTAATGCTGTTCCTGAATCCTTCTCCTTTAATAACACTAATGTTATTACACTTACATGGGTTTCACTAACTAACCAGCAACTTGGTATTACATCTGCTTCTGAACTTAGAATCAGTGGATTCTCTGATAATGATTTCAATGGCACATGGCAGGTTATATCAAATGGATTTAATCCTGCTGCTAATACATTACAGTTTGCTATCGGTGCAACTAAGAACACTGTAAATAATCAGAACCCAAGAATGTGGTCTGATGAGGTTACTACTAATCCTAACATTAGACTTGAGTACTCTAACTCCAATTGGAAGGAGTGGGGTGTTATTGGTGCTGAAGCACTTAGAACAGAGACTGATGCTATTGGTGATTACAAACTTGGTATTAACACAGTTGGTAGATCTGATAAGGCATCCTTCGAAACAAACTTCGTTGATGCTAAGACAACTCCACGTGCTAACTTAGATGTTGTTGGTACTGCATTCATTAGTGGTAAGAAGATCACTGATTATGCATCACATAACACAGATGCTACTAGAACATATCAGGATCGTACTGATGCACTCATGGTTGGTGGAGATTCTGCCACACCAGAGAATGAAGCAACCTTACGTGTTTCTACCGCTAATGGTGGACGTGTTGGTATTAATGTAACTAACACTGAACTTGATAGAGCACTGGTTGTTGATGGCACATCTAGATTTACAGATGATGCTAAGTTCGAAGAGGACATTGAAATTAATGGTGGTGGTGGAACCAATACTGCACAAGTTAGAACTACTATTACTACAGGTACTATTGAGTTCTTCCCAAGTCTATTTGTTGGAACATTAGACTTTGCACCTACTGCTGGTACAGTTCATGTTGCTAACGATAGCACTGCTGACCAATTCATTCGTGTAGGTAATGCTTCACTCCATAGTAATATATGGATTGGTGCTACTCCTGATACTTCTACTAATATTTCTAAGGTAGAGATAGGTGGTGCTTATAATAATAACGAATCATTATCATTCACACTTATAGGTACTAAGTCATTCAAGACTAAGGGAGACTTCCAGTTAGGTACAGATAGAGGACTACTTGACACTGTTAAGTTATCATCTACTGCTGGAACTGTTGAGTTCTTCTCTGGTAGTTCTGCTACATCTAAACTTGACTTTGCTACCAACGCTGCTGAGATAACAATCGCTGGTAAGGGTGGTACTACAACAATTAGAAACAACCTAGTTGTTGATTCTGCTGCTAGATTTAACTCTGACATCACACTCTGTGGTGGATTTGCTTCTTACTCATTCACAGCATACAGAGCACAAACTGGATCAACTTCATTTGCTCATGCTAGTGGAATACTTGGTAACAATGTATTCAACAGTAATGTTGACTTGGTTGATGTAATAAGACTTGCAAGCAATGATGAAAACTACAACGCAGTTGATACTGCTGGTACTGGTGATTGGGGTGGAGCAGTATTCCAGAATACAATCACACAGATTGCTGGAACTGTTGAACCTCTAACTCTACCAGCTTTAACTGGTGATCAGTACTACTTACCACTTAAAAATCGTCCATACGATTCTAATGGTGTTCAGTACTTTAGTGAGCAGGATATACTACTCATTGATACTGATGACTCAGGTGGTGTTAAGCATCCAGAATTTGTCAGGATTGTTTCTCTTCCAAGAATCAACGTTGCACCTTACTGGATCGTAGTTGAGAGACTACCATTTGGTACATACACTGCTACTAGATCTGATCATAATGATACTACTGCTATCTACAAGTGTATCGTTCAGTACAATGCTACTTGGACAACTACATCTCTAGATGACACAGGTGCTGAAGAGAATGTATACCTATCACAGTTCGGTGGATCTATCGCAATCGGTGATTATATAATCATTGATCGTGAAGACACTACTAACCCTGCTAATGGTGTATTTGATCAGGGTGAGATGTTTAAGGTTAAGTCTCTCCTATCTCAGGTTGCTAAGAAACTATCCATCAAGAATGGATGTGATACTGCTAATGAAGTAACAGTATTTGAAGTTGATTCCACAAGTGGTAACGCAACTATTGGTACTGGTGGAACTACCATTGTCAATGGTACATTCAACCTTAATGGTACTTGCACAACACCATATATTAATGCAACAACCAATAAGAAGTTAACTATAACAAATGGTTCCGACATTACAACCTTCGAGGTTGACACTTGTACAGGTGACACAACTGTTGGTAACCATCATGGTACAGCATTCATGCTTGCTGAACAGTATGGTACATCACCTGCTGCATACACTAAGGGTGTTGATGTTGTCCATGTATACAGACATAATCCAATGTCTGTTATCTCTGGTGGTCCTGCAACAACTACTGCTGATAACGTTGTAACTGCAACATCTAACATTGAGATTCAAGGTAACTTGACATCCTTCACTAAGGGTGACTTGGTTGCAATCTATACTACCAATGCTATTGAGATTATTCAGATTACTGATGATCCTTACACAGGTAGTGGTGGAGAACTATTATTACCAACGTCTTCTAACGCATCATATCCTGCTGGTGGTCGTGGAATGGAAGACACGAGTGCTTCAGCATTCTCTATTGGTGCTAACATTGTTAAGTTAGACAAGTATGATAGAACTACAACACTTCTACATGACCTTCCTGCAACACAGGCTGATAGAGCGACAGCACTCAAGGCTAGATCACCTAATACAAGTGACATTAGACTTGAGATCTCACTTAGAGATGCTGATCTAATTGCTCCTAAACTTGATTATGTAACTCTGGTTAGAATAGGAACTGAATTCTTCTTACCTGATTCTGTTGATGGAACACTTGACGCATTCTATGCGATCAAGATGCCTAAGCAGATCAGAGAACCTAACTCTGTTGGTACTACACCAGTCAAACTATTTGGTGGTGGATCTACAACGATCAATCAAGATCTTGAGATCATGAGTGGTAATATCAGAATGTATGGTTCTGATGGTAAGACACTCGTTATGTCCATCGCTAACGATGATGGTCACTCAGGTGATGGATCACTTGAAGATCCTAAGACAGATACTGCTGGTCTTACACTTAAGGGTGCTGCTGCATTCTACGGTGATCTTAAGATCTACTATGATAACTGTCAGATGCATGGAGTCTGCTCAACCGAGACTTCATTCAGAGTTACCAACAGAGAAGGTAACATCTTGATGGGTGAAACCTTCTATCAGAAAGGTAAGGTATTGTCAGTTGAATCAGCAATTGATCCAATATTCCATATAGATAACTTAGGTGGTGCTGGTACTGGTGGAACTGAAGGTCCTAAGGACTTTAAGATCTATCAAAACAACGCTATTGACTCATTCGGTATTGAGAAATACTGGACAGCAGGTGGTGGTAGGAGACATACTTATGTTGCCTTTGATCCTACAACAGGTATTGGACAACAGCAGGATAATCCGCTACAAGTTAACCAAAACTATCTTATTAATGCTGCTTCTGGAAGTAACATGGTTGTTTACTTACCAGAGAATGCACAAACAGGTGATATGATTAGATTCATTGAACTCAGTGGTAATCTAACATACAACACAAGTCTGATCATCCGAGCTCTTAAGGCTAACAACGTTTCTGTTAACATACAGGGTGATGGTGCTGGTTCAAGAATTGCTTCTGGTGCTGGTCAGTCATTAAATACAGCATGGGATTCAGGTGAGTTAATTATCCAGACTCGCAACGCATCATTCGGTCTAGTTTATGCTGGTACTGTTGACGTTGAAGGTTCTGCTTCTGCACAAACTATTCCTCCAGCATTGAGAGGATGGTGGTTAATCGAACTCTAAAGATATGACTGCACTCTACGACTCTATTAAAAGTATGAGAACTGCAAAGGTAGGAACTATCCTACCTTGGGGCGGTGATGGTGGTTCAGGATTTCTTGCTTCCAATATCCCTAAAGGATGGATAGTATGTACAGGTCAGACAATAAAAGCTGCTGACTATCCAATGTTAGCATCAATCATAGGTGATACCTATGGTGGTGACATGACTGATCCAAGTGGGAATCATTATCCATTCCCTTATTATGGGTATGATGATGCTGAGTTTAGGTTACCTAACCTATCCAATAGAGTCATGACTGACCTAGAGAATACTGATCTTAATGATCCAACGTATCAATATGGTCAGAGTGATGCTCAAAGTGTAGTTGGTGCTTTGATTAATGATTATGGTGAGACAACACCAGTTACTACAACCTATGAAGCAACATCTGATATTGATTTCACACTCAATATAGCTGGTAACTTATACTTTAAGTTCACTAACATATCTTTGTTCGCTCCTGATTTTATTGAGACATTATATACATTGAATCGTAAGCTGGGTATTAATCATACTCCTGCTCATGGTCACTCAGATAGTATTGGATCTACTAATGTTAACCCTACAGGTCCAATGACATTTAGGACAGACCAAGGTATTGAGATGACTGGTTCTGCTAGTGTGTACTGTTCCTCTGATGGTCCTAACACTTGTGCTCTTAAGTCTGCTGAACCAACAACGTGGCAAAATGGTGCGACTGCTATCACATTCTATGGTGATGAGAGTCATGAACATACATTACCACGTATGGATAGTTTCATGGAGTTTATTACCGACAGTTCTAATAAAGATTACTGGGGTAGTGTTCCTGCTGGTGAAGCAAACTGGCGTACTAATGCTAATGATAGAGGATCTGGACATGCTAGTACAACATACACACAAACAATTTTTAGTAGAGGAAATACTGGTCAGCTATTAGATACTGTTCCAGTAGATACACACAAGACTCCAAACCATACTGGTATGTTCCCAAGACCAATGGAGTATAGGTCTAGACCAAACTACTTTGGATATGATACAGGATCACCATTAAGATCGGATGGTTTAGTAGACGATCCTGAAACTGCACCAGTGTTTACTGTTTCTGGTTGTATACTTGATGCTACTAATAAAATTATATTACCTAATGGTACTGATCTTAGGAGAACTTATGGTACTGCACCAGATACATGGCAGCAGTGGGATAAGATAACTCCATTGATGTATGTTACACCAGTTAATGTTGATGATAAGTATGACGTATTAAGAGAAGGTACATTTGTGCAGACAATGGAAGCTGCTCAGGACGTTTCTGTTAATCCGACACCACAGTGGGAGATTACTCTCAACTCATCAACACTAGTAGCTGGTACATATGATTTGAAGTTTAGGCATGGTTCATGGCCAGTGTCAATGAACTTAGGTGCAGAGAATAAGGATCCAATTCAATCTTCTTATAGAGCACATAATCATGGTAGTTTTGAAATACAGCAGGGTATAGGGTCGATGGCTGGTCCTCCATCACATGTAGCATCCAATGCTGATGGTTCTGCATTACAGGCACAAAGTCTTGAAAATGCACTAAATATTTCATGTGATACTACACAACCTTCCATAACGATGACATTCATCATCAAGGCATTCTAATGGCAGTATTCTATTCAAAAGAGAGAGCAAAGTATGGTAACTTGACAGGTCAAGTTATTATATGGGCAGTCGAATATGAAGGGTTACCTGACGGTGCTCTTAATGCAAAAAATTTACCTGCTGGTTATTTAAAATGTGATGGTACAAAATACTATGCAGAGAAGTATCCTCAACTCGCTGCTATATGTGGTACAGGAAATGACTGTAAGTTTATCAGGAAGAATAGTGATAACACAAATTTTGATACATTAACTGATGCACAGTTTATGGTCCCTGATCTTGGATCTAAGTATCCAGAACCAACGTCAGGTGCTAACGCAGGATTATATAATAATATAAGATTAAAGAATTCATTAGATAATGAAGTAAGTCGTTCAGGTATTGCTATTGAAGCAGTATCTGCTATTGGTACTAACGTTAGAATAGATTATAGTGGATCTATTTCAGTACCAAGTCAAGAGATTGATGTTCGTGGTAAACCATCATGGGTATATGCTGGAACAACACACCGTACAGATAGTGAAGGTGTTGAGGAGAATGCTCTACATCCACACTCACACTTCCACTCAGCAACAAGAGCAAGGAACCACGCATTAACAGAGACTGGTACTAATGCTCCTATGCCTATGGGACAACTTGGTAGAAGAAATGCATCTACTATTCCTATCCAAGAATGGTTAGATGAAACTACAAATAGTAGTGGTGATCCTGGTTCAGGACAAATGCCATGTATGGCTATAGATAAATGGTCTCCAGGTTCAGGTGGTGGTGCAACATCAACACAGGGATTGCAGGGTACTATCTATTGGGGTCATTGCATCTATGGTGCTGGTGATCAATACAGATATAATTGTCTATTGAATTCAACATTAGGTCCATTACCAAGAGGATCAATGGATGGTTCTGCTGATGATTCTAACATCGCACGTTACAGAAACAACTTCCAATATCTTATTGGGTGTAGTGAAGGTGGTGGTGCCATTGCTAGTAGTACATTAACAGTTAATGCAACATATCTTCAGGGTGCAGATGGTGTACCTGATGATTTTCTAGGTAATAGTTTATATGATGTATTACCATTGCAGTCAAATGATTCAGTTGTTACTGGTCGTGCGACAACAGACTTAGAAAATACTACAACAGATACAGTTGAACTATCACGTGAAGCAGGAGTTGATCCAACTATACATAATCACAGGGTTGACATAGACAAAGGTGATCATAACTATCAGGTTAAGACAAATGCTATTGTTATTCCACCAGAAAATTTAGAAACTACAATGACTATTGGAGCAGATAACTCAGTGTCTATTGATGCTGCATGTTCTCCGTTCATAGTTATGGAATACTTAATTAAGATCTAATGACATCATCACAACTATACAGAAATGCTCGGACAGGTTTCTACACAGATCTTACCGTAGATACAACTCCAGTGGGTGCTATTGTACCCAATTTAAAGACTGGCACAAACTCATATGATCATAGTTTTGTCAAGTTTGGTGCTACCACATTTCCTAATTTAACAGAGACTACTGGTAATGCATACCAAGTAGCAGATGATCCTGCATATACTCATGATGGTTATTTGTATTGTAATGGTGATGAGTATAATATTCGTGATTTTCCAGGATTGTATGCAATTGTTGGTAACAAGTATGGTGGTAGATCCAGTAGTGGTATTGATATAACAAATGGTGGATCAGGTTACACAACAGCTCCATTAATATCAATCACTGCTCCTGGTGGTGGATCTGGAGTGCAAGCAACTGCTGCTGCAATAGTTGAAGCTGGAGTAGTTATACGTGTTGATGTTATTAATCCTGGATCAGGATACACATCAGCACCATCAGTACAATTTACTGGTGGTAATGGAACAGGTGCTGCTGCTGTTGTAAGAATTGATCTTGAGGATGGTTCTATTGCAAGTATTAATACTAATAATGTAATGGACTGGTGGGGTGCTGATAATATGGGTACATTTAAAGTACCCGATTTAAGAACTAAAAAGGTTGTTGGTAATGGTCCTGTATTTGGTAACAACTCTCCTAACGTTGGTAACTCTACACTTGGAGTTGGTACTACAGGTGGTGCATGGTATCTTGATAAGAATCAGCAAGATGAATACTTCTCACTTGGTAGGATAGTTACTACTGGATATGAGAATGTTGTTGAGACTGTTGAGTGTAGTATTATTGGTCAACAACAAGTTACAATATCTATGAGAGAGACCAAACTTTCTGGTGCTCCTCAACATAGTCACACAGTATATCATACAATACCAGGATTTAATGAATATCCATCAGAAGCATCAGGTGATAGGTATCTACAAGACTATCGTGAAGGTAAAGGTAGACTGAGTAGATGGTATCCTACTGGTGGTATTGTATTCACACACAAGCATGGATTATTAAGGAGTCCTATCACAGATAATACTGTTGCTACCTATGATGTATTCGATGCATTTGGTGGTGCTGCTGGTACTGGATCACTTAAAGATCCAACAGTAGCTGCAAATGAACAGTTTTATATGGCATCAGGTGCTCAAGGTGCTGGTTCTTATGTGTTCCAGACTTATATACCTGACCCAGTAATGAAACAGTTCACTGGATCATCTAATATAGGTGGTAGAACAGTTAACACTGGTGGTACTCCTGTCTATGATTACTCAGATGAATGGTCATACTCATCACCAGGATCATACAGCATCAACTTAGGAAATATTTCAGGTACACCAGACAGATTAATCTATGAGGTTAAAGCTGGTGGTGGATCAGGTGCTGCTGGTAATGTTGGTGGTAATGATGGTGGCAACAGCACAATGGTAGTTGGTAGTGATCTTAATTTAGTTGCTGGTGGTGGAAAAGGTGGTGGTGCATCCAATGGACAGCAAGGAGGAGACGGTGGTGATGGTGGATCAGCAACCGAAAGTGGTAGTGTCTCAGCCATGGGTAGTCAAGATGGACAAGATGGTACTAACGGACAGAATGGTCAGACATCAGATGGTTGGCCAACGGCACAATATCCAAATAATCCTAACGGTGGTGGTACTGGTGGACAAGCAGGAGACTATGGTAATGGATCTAATGGTATAAATCTACTGGTCGGTGGACAAAGTGGTACATACACTCAGACTATTAATGGTGATGGTACATTCAGTACTGCTGGTATTAGTAACCCAACCTCAGTACAATTCACAATAAGAGGTGGAAAGGGTGGACAGGCTGGTTATGGTGCATACTATGGATATAATGGTGGAACAATAGTAGTTGATCTGGTAAGTTCTCAGTTATCTAGTTTTGCAGGTTCTGCATGGTCAGTTCAATCTGGTAGTGCTGCTAGTAGTAGAAATGGTGGAACAGCATCAAGTGGTGCTAATGGTGGCTATGGTGGTGAAGGGCATAGCTATGCAGAAGGTGGCGGTGGTGGTGCCGCATCATTATTAAAGAGAGGAACACAGATTCTAGCAGGAGCTGGTGGTGGTGGAGGTGCTGGTGCATCTGGATTTGACGGTGGTGCTGGTACAAATGGTCAAGGACCACCATCAGGTTATTCTCAACCAGACGGAACAACACAGGCATTAGGACCAGGAGCTGGTGGTGGCGGTGGTCACTACGGATGTATTGGTGGTGGAGGTGGAGCTGGCGGTGCTGGTGTCGCTAGAAACGGTATTACATTTGGTGGTAATGGTAACGGTGGAGCGTCAGGTGGTCCTGGCGGTGCTCCTGGTGGAGATGGAGGTCACCAAGGTGGTGGTGCTGGACTGTCAGGTGTTAGTTCTTATCGTACTGATTGGTTTAGTCTTAACTCATTCAGTCATTCAAATAGTGGTAGTGGATCTGCATCTATCACTGCTGTATATAATAATGACTACTGGACCGCTGGAGGCGGTGGTGGTGGAGCAGGTGGACAATGGGGTGGATCAATACAATGGTCACTATTAAATAATCCAGGTTCCATATCAGTAACAGTTGGTGGTGGTGGATCAGGTGTCAATCCAGGTGGACAAACTACTGGATCTACTGCAAGTGGTGATGGTGGATTTGTTAAGGTTGGATTAGGTAAGATTGTTGGATATGTTGGTGGATCAACAGGTACATCAGTAGGTGATGTTATCGCATCTGGATCACAAGACGCAACAGTGTGGGATGTGAATATTGTTGGTGGTGGTACTGGTACTGGTACTGCTGGTAATTTCAAACTACCAACCACACAAGTACCAGATGTTATTATTACTGGTGGTGGTGCAACATCTGACGCTACTGCATCAGTAACTGTGGCATCCAATAAAGTAACAAACATCTCTTTAGATACTGCTGGTGGTGGATACACAGAGATACCATACATCTATGTTATGAATGGTGCTGGTGGTGGAACTAAGATTGTATCTACAATTGATGATGCTGCTGGAGTTGTTGATCAACTATTCTTAACTGCTAATAGTTCACAACAGTATACCAACTATGTCAAGTTCGGTGGTCTCAGTGGTAATACTGGCACACGATTCATTACATTGAATCCAGTTGACACAACCAACACAAATTATTTCTCAATCAAAGCATGTAGAGGTAATGGTGTTAATGGTGGTGATATAGCAGAAGAAGTGTTACGTGTATACTATCAGGCTGCTGATTCAACTGATTGGACATTGGTTGATACTATTATCACACCAGCATCAGTTAGAACTGATCCTATCATTGGTGATGTCCCTATTGTCAGTCAAGCATGGGATGGTGGCAGCGGCGATACTCAATGGTATACTTATTCAGTAGCATTACCAACAGATGCTAAGGCAGTTGGTACTAAGATAAAGATTGAACAACCACGTGCTACACCTAGTGCTGCTAATGATAATGATCTAGACAGTGACCATTATGGTATTGCTGAATTCATTTACTGGAATGAGAAGGTAACAGGTCTTGTATTTGTTCCTACTGCTGGTAAGATCAGTAAACCTGCTGTTGATTCACTATCATATACTGTTCAAGGTGAGACAGGTCCAGGTATTACATATAGTTCTGGTCTTGGTGCTTCTGAAGCAACGTTGACATTGAAATCAACAACTAAGATAGAACCACAGGCTACCATTGACCCTGATATAGATGTTCCTTTGGTTACACCATACTTATTATGTAAGTACTTGATTAAAGCTTTCTAAATATAACGGAGATACTAATAATACAATGGCAGATGCACCAGTACTGCAAGTACAGTTAGATGTTATCAATCAGGAGATTGAGTACAACGGTACACCCAAAACTATTCCTGAATCATATTGGAAGGACACGCTCACTCCACTACTATATCCTTTATGGGATAGTGACAAGGATAAGCTTATCACATTTCAGTGGTTCACTAATGACACATACACTGCTAAACGTAGGAAGTATGTAAAAGACTTTAAGACTGATACATTTCAGTGGGTTGACTATGAGATGGAAGCAGTTGGTGCTACTGAAGCAACTGCATTCAAAGATAAGTTGGTTGATGCATTCTATGTAATTGATTCACTTGAGAATGTTGAGTTCCAAGATGAACTTGCTAGAATGTATTCTAAACAGAAAGCAGTCTCACCATTGAGTGTAAGACTAGCAAGGAATTTCCTATTAGATGAAACAGATTGGACACAGTTAGCTGATGCTCCTATTGATGCTGATACTAAAGCACAGTATACATTGTATAGACAGAAACTAAGAGAACTAACTGATTCTACTGAGTTCACTAATGATGTTGATAAGACTAAGTTCCCTATATCTCCAGAGTTTTATACTAAAATACACAAGGTAGACTTCCCAACTGAAGATTATCTTGCAACTGACTCACAGTTCATTGAGATGGGTAAGCACCGTCTTAAGAAGTTTAGAGATAAGATAGCATATTTCTTGACACTCAAGTCAGAGACTGATAAGACATACTTCAATGATATGTTAGTTGAGTACGAGCACATCAAGACAACTAAGATACTTGGAACACGAGAGGATGAGGACACAGAGAAGAACAGAGATTTCTTAGAGAAACTCATACAAGATGCTACTGATGAACTCAACAAGGGTGGATAATAATGATAACAATAGGTAACGAACTATCTCATTTTGATTTGATGTCCTATTATGCTAATAGGAATCAATGTGCGTTGCTGTACTTTGATCTTAGCACGTATAATGCTCTCAGTGCAAGTAAGAAAGCGACAGTCATAGCATATTATGAGGGATTTGTCGATGAGTATGCACTTGACATCATGAAGCAGGGCGTGTATAATACTCTCAGGTTCGACAACGATGACATTGCATGCGTAAGTGCTGCTGCTTGGTTCCCCAAGCTAGCGCAGTGTCCAGACTCAGACCATTTCATTAATTCGTATGTAGTAGATGCATACGGTGATATAGTATGGCAAAACATCCCAGACCCAAGCTAGAGAAGTTAGAAAACTCTTATCTATTAGAAGATAAGTTTATGATGCCTGGTTTTGTTACCAAGAATCCATATGGTGAATGGGCTGCTGTTCCTGTCATGGGTAAACATAATAGGTACGTGGTCATACACAACGGTAAACTACTTAAAACATGTAGTTATGATGTTGCTTTTAATTTAATGATGAGTCACTATAAATGAGAGATACTATATTATATGGTGACTGCATTGCATCATTGAAGCAATTTGATGAACAAGCACGTATGTGTGTCACATCTCCACCTTACTATGGTTTAAGAAACTATGGTGATGAAGATGAACAGATAGGTCAGGAGGACACACCAGAACAATTTATTGATAACTTAGTTAAGGTATTCAGAGAGGTACGTAATGTGCTCACAGATGATGGAACTTGTTGGGTTAATCTTGGGGATAGTTACTATAATTACAGGCCAGGGCGAGGACAAGGATTGGTTAAACAAACAGTCTCAAATACTAAGCAAGACCTCCCAGATCTGTGTCCTCGTAGAGGAAACAAACTTGACGGACTCAAAGAAAAAGATTTAATTGGTATACCATGGATGTTTGCATTTGCTATGAGAGCAGATGGTTGGTATCTAAGACAGGATATTATATGGCACAAGCCTAACCCTATGCCTGAGTCAGTTAAGGATAGATGTACTAAGTCACATGAGTATATCTTTTTGTTTAGTAAGAATAAGAAATATTATTATGATAATGAGGCTATTAAAGAACCTGCTAAGGATTGGGGAACAAGAGACAGAACAAATGGTAAGTATCATAATGAAGGGACAGGATTGTCACCTCACACTGGTCTTTCCAAATCATACCCTACTAAGAATAAGAGAAGTGTATGGTCGGTGACCAACAAACCATATAAAGGTGCTCACTTTGCAGTGTATCCACCTGATCTGATTGAACCATGTATCCTTGCTGGTAGTGAGAAGGGTGACATAGTATTAGACCCATTCATGGGGTCAGGCACTACCGCAATGGTAGCTAAGAAGAATAGTAGAGCATATCTTGGGTGTGAACTCAACAAGGACTATGCCAGTTTAATAAGTGACCGCTTGAGCACCATTCCAAACAAACTTCCGCTATACTAACAGTATCACATTCTAGAATTATGCCTTCTACAGTATCACAGCAACAGAAAGCGAGATTCTTTGCTGAAGGACACACACTCCCTACATGTGTCAATGATGGATGTAATAATAATGTACAAGTAAGAGAGTGGAAGTACTGGTCATTCAAATCAGAATGCTCTAGTTGTGCCACTGCACGTAAGAAAGGAGTTGATAGACCTGGTGTTACAAGACATAAAAAGAACTATTGCGAAAATCATGATGGTCATCTAGGATGGACATGTCCTGTTCCTAGTCTATCATGGGCAGGGTTTGAGAATAGTCTCGATTTAGATCATTTAGATGGTGACCACCACAATAATGTTCCTGATAATGTCAAGACATACTGTAAACTATGTCATGGACGTAAATCATTAATCAATGGAGACTGCAACAGTAACAAATCATCTTCAAGGAGTATTGGATGATCATACACGACGACGCATTAAATTATTTGACTGAGATGGATGGAGATAGTGTACACCTTACATGTACATCTCCTCCATATTATAATGCCAAAGCATATGCTACATGGCCAAATTATGATAAGTATCTACAATTCCTTGAGGATATATTCCGTGAAGTTCACAGAGTCACAATACAAGGGAGAATCTGTGCTGTTAATCTATCACCAGTAATACAGGCACGTGAGTCAAGATCACATGAGAGTAAGAGACTTGCGATACCGTTCCACTTCTTTAGTATTATGGAGAGGTTAGGTTGGCAGTATCTTGATGATATTATATGGTTGAAACCAGAAGGATCTGCTGTTAATCGTAACGGTGGATTCTTTCAGCATCGTAAACCAGTAGCATACAAACCAAATCTTGTTACAGAGACTATACTAATATTCAAGAAAGAAGCACCCTTCCTTATAGATAAGACAGTGCGCTCATATGCTCCTGATATATTAGAACAGTCATTAGTACCTGATGGTTATGAGAGATCAAATGTGTGGCAATTTAACCCTGAAACTACATCAAAACACTTAGCACCATACCCACAACAACTATCAGATAAGATTGTACAATACTATAGTTACGTCAATGATGTGGTACTTGATCCATTTATAGGGTCAGGCACTACTGCTATATCATGTATAGATCATAACAGAAACTATATTGGTATTGAAATCCACGAAGAGTATGTTAGAATGGCAAAAGAACGTATTGCACGTCACACACCCCTCAAGAAGTTCTTATGAAAGATCAAAACTCCGTTGATGACCATGAATCACATGACCAGAAATGGAATCGTGGACTGGATTTATACATAGAGTCAGTACATAAACCAGACAACGCACTGCGTGGTTGTGCTCATAACCAGAAGTGTTTCAATGAACTGATGGATGTAAGAGCACATGTATTAGAATACTTAAAGACTTTACGGAGACCAGTATGAAAAGTAGAAGAACAATGTTAGCAGAAGCAATTCAAATGTATCTTGACGATGCATCTGTTGATGAGTTTCATGCTGATCTAAAGTCAGAATTAGAAAGACTTCAATCATATCATCAACAACATGCTGATGATGCTGCTAAGATGAGTGGCAAAGCACCCAACACAATCCTACTAAATGAAGAGGATTGGAATGAGTGGGGTAAAAACCCTGATTGGACACCATCACCTGATGAAGGTTATGAGTACACTCCAACCACTATACCTGGTAAGGCAGAGCAAAAGCAGTACACTTATGCTGCTAACATTACTATGTCAGATATAGCAAAGTTCCACAGGGGCAGCAGCCTGTAGTGTGACAGTTCACAAACTGTTTCAATTTGGGTGACAATGCCGCATGATGTACTATACTAGGTATATCAACAGGTCATTCATGAACCAAGTCACTACAAAGACAAGGAGCACGTCAAATGGTAAGATTATAGTCTGCCCATGCTGCTCTCAACCATCCAGAGTGTATCACTTTGCTTGGTCTGCACTATCATGTGCTCATTGTAATGAATCTGTAAACAAACTGAATTGGTATTTACTATGAACGACTTGATCCAAGACTTTACTGATAACATTGCGTATTGCATACATGTTATCGGTTGTAACACAGAGCAGACTGATGAACTCATCGGTGCTGCTGATAATTTAGGAGTGTCTGCACAGTATTTCTGTGAAGAGTTTATCGTTGCACCTGAAGATGAAGAGTGCATGAAGTATCAAGACGATGAATTCATGGACATTGATCTATTCAACACTGTTCATGGGATATATTTTGAAGAGGTTGAATGATGAGTTTGAAAGCAGACACTATTAGTAGAGTCATTGGATCTGTACTAATAGTGGTGTCTTACTTCGTTATCTTACATGTCAATGTGATCACTGGTACAGTATTACATGCTGTTGCTGATCTCATTAGCATACCATATTTCATTCGCACTAGAGGATGGGATGTTGTTATCATGCTATCCTTTATGACATGCATTTCTGTAAGCAAGTTCGCCTTATAACAATGCAACCCAAGTTTCCTTTTGCGGTCGGTGACCGAGTAAGATTTCGTGATGAAGAAGGATTCGTCAATTTCATAGACACAGCATACTTTACGCTGTGTGTACGACAGTGGGAAGATAAAGGAAAGAAAAATGGCGTAGGTCAGTGTAATTTGTTAATATACAGGAAATATTGGGATGAGGTAGAACGCTTGTGACACTCAAGAGAGTGTCCACGATCTATTGCATCCGCTTGCTCACGTACTATAATAAGTACATAACAAACAAAGGAACATGACTAAGACAGCATTCTACCCAGACACAATGAAGGTCGCAGACAGAGTAATTATATTGGGAAGAGCACTGCAAACAAACTATGACAGAAGAGGATACTCATCTGATACAGTGTTTGATGTCAAAGAAGGTCGTAAGTACTGGAAGATCATGATGGTCAACAATCAAGAGAGTGTCCATGCATTTATAGATAAGAAGACTGGTGACGTATTCAAACCAGCATCATGGAGAGGACCAGCAAAGCATGCACGTTACAATCTAATTGATGAAGGATCATATGGAGAGTGCATAGCAAGAGCAGATTGGTCAGGTGGTTATCTCTATATGAGATAATCCTTGACATCCAGTCCATTTTATCCTATACTAACCACAGTACTTTTATCATCATGTCTAAAAAGTTCTACAATCAGCAACTCAAAGCGCAACGTCTATCACCATTGGTAGTATCTCATGTTAAAGAATTACTCTCTCCTATTGACACAAACAACGAACGCTCTGCATTTACCGTTCGTCTCAATACTACTGCTGATCCCTTGTCTAGAGATTACAGAACATTTTGGACTTACCAATCTCGTTTCACTCTTGAGTTTGTTAAAGCACTAGAAGCATTGATACCACAGGGTTTACGCCTTGTTGAGTATGATCACCTGAACAACCTAGCATCACTGGAGCGTGTATAATGGACGTTATACTAGAGAGATTTCCGTACCGATACATACAAGATGGATTGCTTGAGATAAATGGCAATCCAGACTATCGTATTCAGAAATGGAATGAGTACACTAACAGGTACAATGACATGTATTATCTTGAAAACCAAATGCAACTTGATACAGCATTGGAGGATGCAGAGTATACTAAATGGTTAGATCCAGAGGGTGTACCAGCATATAGGAAGGCATCGTGAATAATATTGATGCCTTGCGAATATCTCAGCAACGAGACGCTATTTGCGACTATGTTGAGGACAGATTCTTCCAATTAATTAAGGAAGATAGGACAGATGATGCCATCGAATTTGCAAATGAGTTCTTAGAATGGATGAAGCCCGATGACTACATAAACGAGTCCACTCATTTTTTCAATCAACATGAGCTCACTGAACTCTATGAATCACTCGCAAATGGATGAATCCATGAGAGAGCTGGTTCTACAATATTGTGAGGCACAAACTAATCATGATGATGAACTAGCACAACGCATCCTAGCAGAAATAGAGATGCTAAACAAACTTTGTAATAAAAAGAAATGACATCATTTATTGTATGGGTATGTATCAGCATACTTTTATACATTGCAATCAAAAACTTTGGAGGTTATGGTAGATGACCTCAGTAAATGACTGGGAGAGAGAATATCTCTCAGATGCTTACAATGTTATCACAGATAGAGAGAGGGAGATTCTTGAAGGGTCTCCACTCAAATCTAATGAAGGTATGATTTATGGTAGAATGTATGCTGCGTACAAAAAACAGCATGATATACCATGACAATTGATATGAACCGTGTGGTCGTGGATGAAATATTCCAAGACTTTGTAATCACGGTCAATTTAGATCATGACTTGGATAGAGTTATTAAGGATGTATACACCCTTAAGCATGACTATCCTTCTCAATCTGTCAGCAACATCGGAGGTTGGCAGTCGCCCGTTTTTGGACCTCAATGTCCAATAGAAATACTCAATCAACTCCCAAAAAGTCTCTCAAACATTCAGAGGGACACATGGGAGTTGTGTAATAGTATAACTGTTGGTAAGTTTAAGAAGAGTCTGCAAAAGAAACATACTGGTTGGTGGGTTAATATCAATGAGAAACATTGCTATAACTCTATACACCACCATGCACGTGCAGATTTAATTGCAGTTGCATTTATTAAGACACCACCCAACAGTGGTAAGTTAATAATAGCTCGCAATGATGGTGCAACTTATTCACAATTATATGATGACTTTCAATACAGTGTGCCGAGTGAAGCAGGAAAACTATATGTTATGCCTGGTCATGTGTGGCATTATGTTGAAGAGTCATACAGTGATGAAGATAGAATAAGTATTGCATTTAACTTCTACATAGATCCAAAGCACTACGGTGATAGGGTAAGCATGGATTATCATTTCGGTACAGGAGTATGATCGTTGTCAATGCTGAGAACATAAGACTGTTTGCAATATTAGTATTGGGTATCATATGGTTCTACCTGTTAGTAGAAACACTTGCAATGAAATCTGTGGAAAAAGATAATGATCGCAAAAATAATAGATAACACATTTGATCAGCAATATTTGCATAATATTATACAAGTATTGAATGACCAATTAGAATACAAAGCAAACAACATAGCAAATAGAACTACATGGCCATTTGGTGACAGTGGTTCACATAGAATGCTAGGATGCAGACTATTTGAACGCAAGTCATTGAATAGATGCACAGTATTACATGATAAGGCACAACCATTCTTTGATATGTTCGAGAGAATATGTACTCTCGTCAACCATGAGTATTATTTGCAAGAGATATTCGTCAACTTACAACACTCTGGATGTAATGGTTCATCACACATAGACTCCATAGAGGGTACGAGCGATGAATTAACCATCATGGTACTCCCTAACCCAACGTGGAGTCAAGAGCATGGTGGACAGTTTGAGATCCTAGACAAGGGCAGAGTGATTGAGAGTCATGACTACAAACCTGGTAGAATTATTATATTTCCAGCATATGTCAGTCATCGAGGACATGGGCCATCACTGGAGTTCCCACATTTGTATAGATATAGTATAGTTTTTCGAGTGCGACAATAATGTCACATTACATTGTTGGTTATCACGACCACCACCTTCATACACATGAAGTATGTGAGTATGCAAATGACTCATACGAGGCTAAGATGGAAGCAACAGAGGATGTACCCTATATCCATGAGCATCCTAACTGTATAGACTACATTCTACTAGAGAAATAGGCATAAATTCTTGTTACATACAGTTTGAAATGTCACCCATTCCACATAAATAGTGGTAGAATTAGAGAGAAGCAAGATGAATCCAAAGTCACTTTGTTATGTTTTTAATTCAATCACGAGGTAGTATATGCATAATCTCATCTCTCAGAATCAGTTAGCAGAATGGAATCACATTGAGTCTGACGTTACACAGGACAGACTAACCGAACTAAATGATTATTACGACTGTGTTATTGATGAAGAGATGAATCACGGCGATAAACGAATATGTAGGAGCTTACTTCCGAAATAAAGAAAAATTAAATATCCACAGAAACCCTTGACAAATCATGTCAGGGGTTTTATAATGTAAACAACGAATGAGTATTTTATGACTGCACGAGCAATTGATGAAGACTATAGTGTACCACCAATGCCCTCATGGGGTCAAGGAGGCACCCTACCATCACAATTTAGAGGATCAGGACGTTATTATCGTCAAGAGAAGCAACGCAATCAAGTGAAGTCACGATTCTATTATATCTTTTGGGGTGTTGCTACATTCTCTGTACTTGCTGGTCAATTGTATGTTGGTAGTGGATACAGAGTGTATGCACAATCATTGAATAGAATCTTTGATAGTATTGAAGTAGAGGTCAAGAGACCACGAGCACTTGATGGGTACGAATTCCTATGACAACTGATCAATGGTTTCCCCTTCCATTATATCAATACACATGTGAATCAATTAGAGAGAGAAAAGATGCTGAATCTGATCTTAAACTAAGTGAATTTGAGCATAGAACTGGTTGGAGTAAAGATACACATCGATTAACACCAAATCCATTTGGGTCGAACGTGTTAGAACATAGCCCCAACATGTTAAACTTCATAAAAAAACATGTTTATCAGTACTTGACAGACATTGGTATTGATGAAGCACCCTATCGTATGGAGAATGCATGGTTCACGTCAACACAAAATGGACAGTATGCACACTTGCACAGTCATGGTGGTGCTGATATCAGTGGCGTGTATTATGTAAGTACCAACTCTAAGGATGGTAATATTTACTTTCATAATCCACAATATGTGATGGAAAGTAATTTCATGATCGCTCATTTGAATATGGCAAGACAAATCACACCTAAGAAAGGTATGATAGTATTATGGCCAAGTTTCTTGATGCATGGTACACGTGTAAATGAAACAGATCATAATAGAATATCATTATCATTTAATTTAATATTCAACAGATGAAACTCACCATCCCCCTAAGCAATCAACAATTAACAACACTCATTGAATTAGTTGATGCAGAACAAGTACATGAAGTAACTGATGAGAACAATGAGTATTATAATGAATTGAGACGTACACTAATCAACCTCAAAGAGTTTTCCCCAGAAGATGTGGAAAACTGTATTACTGATGGTAATGACTACAGAGATTGTGTTGATTATATGGTACAAACTATGAATAGTAGTGAGTATGCATCAAGACATGAATACACACCAAGTTTTGAATTATCAGCACAAGATGTAGTTGATCAACACACACCTATGCCACCAGGTTATCCAAATGAATCTACATGATAACAAACCCACATGGAAGATTGATCCAAGTGAATACATGCAAGATGGATGGGATCGTGGCGGTGAAGTACGTTACAAGAGAGGAAGTAGGCATAATAAGATAGGTCTCACTATAATGTGGGTCTACTACATATTCTTTATATTCATGGTCATTAGACTAATCGTTGTATTAAACACATGATTGTAATAACAACACTGTTCCCATTCTTATTTGTAATACTGTTAGTGTCAGGTATGCATATGTTATGGCCTCTACCATATAGAAAACCATGACAATGAATAACCAAACTAAACTATTATTCATAGCAGAACACATATTACATGTAGAAGATTTAATACAATCTAATAGTGATGAATGTATACTACAATCATATCTAAATGACATTAAATCTATTGTAAAACGACAGTATGCAGTCTATGAACAGTCTAGAGACAATCTACCTGGATTGGGGTTGGACTGATGACACTCCGCACACTGGTACAACAGAGTTTTCCACAGTTTTTAGAGGTGTTGTGGAAAACTTTTAAAATACATTAAAAAATATATGTAAGGTGCTCTAGAGATGTCGTCTTAGGCTGCGCCTGAGCGTTTGTCAAGTCAACGTGTGCCAGTACTCAAAGTGGCACAAAACCCCTCGAAAAGACTCGAAAGACATTGTATAATTAGAAGGTAATCGGGACAAACGCACTTTTATGACTTTTTGAGTTTTTCACAACCCTGTGGAAAACAAAAAGACGAGAAAATGACTTTTTTGACTTTTTAAGAAGTTTAAGAAAGCTATTTTTTGATATTTTGCGTTTTTTCGAGTATTTTCGAGTTAACCTTTAACTACAACACTAAAATGTCAACTATTTACGACCAATTCACCTCTTCTGCTGTTAAATCAGTCGAAACACTTGAAAATGAAGTGAAAATAGTATATAATAGTAATATTAACAAAGAATATACATTTAACTGTGAAGATGTATTAGAATTCACTAATAAACTATGTGAAGTATTAACTGCACATGAGTTATTACTTAGTGATGGAAGTGTGGGACGATTTGTTAACAATCAGATCAAATCTGGTGTGTTAGTTGAATCTAAATAATACGTCACTAACTAACAACAATGGCAAGAAACAGTAAGCATAACAAATCATCCAAACTTAAGGAACAATTTGTTAATGACTTCGATGATTACGGTTTAAATGTAAAGAATGTCAGGAGGATTAAGAAAAAGAAAGTGACTAAGTTCAAGAATAACGATGATTATTACTATCATAGTGACAATCACAGTTATTAACACATAGAGTGGACAGTTGACAAACTGGACTTTTTTACAACAATCTCGTTACAATTGAAAGTTTGTCAACCCCTCTCGTGTAGAATGAAAGAGTTCAAATGAATTTCTTTCATGCCTGTTTCAACTGCTGCAACACCTGCCAAGACTGCAACCCCTCGTAAGAGACGCACTCGTAAGGCAACACCAGCAGCAAAACCTCAGACAGTCGTCAAGACAGTTAAGGTTAAGAAACCAGTAGCAGCAAAACCAGTTGCTAAAGTGTCCCGTCCTTCAGATTCAAGACTCATCAGTTTTGATCGCTACGTCAAGGACTTCAACCAAAGATGGGCAATCCATCAGTGGGAGGTCAACGAACTAGTCAAGGACATTTCACAAGGTGTATCATTTGTTACACCGTACCACGCTGAACTAGTTAAAACAGTTAAGCAGTGGACAGTTTAACAAGTTACACACAAGCACCCTACGGGGTGCTTTTTTTGTGCCTATAATGGGCAAGTACACAACGCTATGACCTCATGCGTCTCTTAAAATTCAAAGGACAGTGGCGAGTTGTCTATCATCAGTTTTCCACAGGTCGTCTTGATCGTTCCCATATGGAGAATGTAATCGAAGGACCAGCAGCAACTGACCTAGTGTAGGACAGTTCGGGAACTGGTACTAAATTGTTACTGAATCGTTACAAAACCCCTAACGGGGTTTTTTATTGACTATAATTAAAGAGTACACACAAACAACGATTTTATGTCAGTCGCTGCCCACGAGTCAATTCTTGAGACCTGCTATGAAGAGGTCATTCAAGAAGCAACCGACACAGGGGACATTGCAATGATGAATTCAGATGATATCGAGTTCGCAGTCCGTCAAAGGTTTGAGGCACTGTGCCAGTAAACAAACCTACACAAGACCCCTTCACAGGGGTCTTTTTTTATGCCATACTTAAGGAGTTCCAAACAAATCCACTTCATGCGTAAGATTGAAAGACAAATGCAAAACGCCATCTGCTCACTCAGCAACGGCGATGCGTGGAAATCTTCAAACACACGGGTTGAGAAGGATGACGAGGGCAACACCTCAATCTACCTTCACAACAATAGAATTGGTTACGTGACCTCGTTTGGTGATATCACATTATCATCATGCGGGTGGGACACAGTAACAACCAAGTCAAGACTGAACGCCATTCTAGACACATTCTTACACGGTGTGCATGTATGGCAAAAGAATTTCACTTGGTACATTGGCAACACGGGCAACTGCTCGGCATCGGTAGCAAATGCAGACCTGTTTTTTGACGGGTACACTATCGAGCGATAACGTGATATAATGGGGTCTCTGACCCCTTTTTTCTTTACCCTTACTAACCACAATTTAATCATGCGTTACATTGCGTCTTATTGTAATGAGTCGCAGTTGCCCCTCTTTGTGTTCTTAATTGTTAAGAAGGCATTGAAACTGCTCGATTCATGTTATAATATAGATCACACATTGCTAGAGGATGATCATGGAATGGGATGAATACGTTAAGGAAGAGTTAAAGTATTATGACGATCATCCCGAAGAGGATGACCCAAGTCTAGAGGCACACACCAACGATTGCGTCAGTCTTGAGATTTGTTACATGGATTAAACCACTTGACAAACTGTCACACCAAACCCCCATTTGGGGGTTTTTTAGTCTATATTAGAAGAGTGGAAGGGATGGGCATCCCATAAGCAACTGCTATCACTTCCACTTCAACCAAATTTCATTACTAAATGTCTGAAACCATTCGCACACTAAGTATCACCGAAGCAGAAGAAACTGCACTCGTTGAAATAATAAGATACTTCAACGATATGGGTTTACCTGAGAATGTTAACAACGAGGATTACAACACTTTAACTGATAAAGTTTGTGAACCTGCCTTCTGGGAGTATAACTAATACTCCCCTTTTTTCTGTCCTTAATTAACAACAACTATCATGGTACAAAGTGAATACTTCGGACGAACATTCTGGTTCGGTAAGAAGAATCAATTGAAATCTGCACCAACATTTGTTGATAATAGTGTGGATTATTCCAATTGGGATTATGTTAGCAACTGGGACGATTGGGAGGGAGTTAGTTACTACGAACTCTTTAACATTGTCTCTGAATTAGTAACACAAAAGGAGGCGCAATCTCATGCCTAAGTACAATTTAACAAATGAACAGTTGTATGACATTAAGGAGGCATATTGTGAATTGATTTGTGATAGTATGGATTACAAATCTATGGAGCAGTTTGTATTTCAAACTCTAATGTCTGATTATGAAAATTATAATCAAGACGACATATTTGATGAGATTGAACTAACAATGTGTGATGTCGTATTACAAGAACTAATTGATAACTTAGAGGACGTTGCAGTTGTTGATAACAATACAACTACAGTTTACTCACTAGATGATAACGAGACCATCACATTTCCAATTCACTCAAAATAGAGTATTTTTGTACTATCGGGTCAGCTGACATTTTTTGACCCACCCGTCAACCCAACCAATTCACAAACTGTCCCAACCTATGATGATTTTCCTCGCTGCTTTGCTATACTGTGTATGTACTCAAGCAAATCTCATGCAACGTTTAGAACTCATTATGGGTCGTGACATTCCCGACAGTGGCACAGTTACTGACTACATGATGAATGATTTCATACGCAAGGAGATCATGCCACATTTCGAGTATGGCACTTTCATAGATGGCGAAGGTCTCTGGAAGGGGTGCCTAGAGCAAACCAAGATTTTCTATCTTGAGGTTGCTGACTCTGAGGTTGATGAGCACATGCTGAGTTTGAACTGTATCGCTGCGGCGTATAAGAAACAGTTCAGGCAAGACAGTGTTCTAATCTCACAAGTACAAACCAACGCCATTTTTAACTGATGACCATTCGTTATTGGACACCCGACGACCAACGCAACGCAAGGAAGATTTCATTCTCATCCCGTGCTAAGGCGTTGGACATGCTAGCATTCTATCAAGGTGCTGGCATCAGATGTGAACTCTGTTACTAAGTGTAACGATTTTATGGGGTTGGCATTGCTGACCCCGCCTCACCCTCTATAATAAGAGTATGAAAAACATCTTCGTCACCAACGCCGCTGCTCGCCGTGACCCTGCCGTCATCGCAGCAATGGCATCAATCCTGAATCAAATGACCCAAGAACACGAGCGTCATGCATCAGGAATTCAACCCGAAACCCGTGAGGTGTCGCCAGTGAATTTCTTACAAGACGTGCTAGATGACTTGGGTGATCCACGATTCTAACACAAGCACTCACACCCTGTCCAGTTCGACAGGGTTTTTTTGTGATCGTGCGCCCCCCGCCCCCGCCGAGCGAAAAAAGTACCGTCTATCTAACCTACAAACGTTTCCCAGAGCGTGATAAATATAATTACAAAATTAAAATTTCAAAACCATAATTTTTGAAAAAATTTTCCAGCAAAAAATTCCCCCAAAAAGTTTATCATGGCATATAGAGAACTAAGTAGATTTGAAAAGGTTGCGAGGTGGTTTAATCAACGAAGGATCGGAACTGCGATGCTGCATAAAAGGCAGATCAGATGGTTTCAGAAGACAACTGGGTTATCAAATTATCAAATACAGTGGGTAGCATTCCTAGAGGGTGTTATTCTAACAGGAATTGTGCTATACTTAATTGATCCAGAGTTGCTGGTGAAAATCAAGACTGATGGAAAGATACTGACAGAATTTGTCACTGAAAAAACTACAGAAATTATTAATTATGGCAAGAGTTACTACTAGTGAAGTCCTGATGCAGTTGATGCAATTGCAAAGCAGGGTAAGCGACATGGAAAGACAGATTGATCGCCGTATAAGTCACTTAGAGAAAAGATTCGACCAGTTCGAATTGGACTCTAGGTTTAAGAAGGATCCTATAAATGATTCCCTATCAGACTTACCAGGTATGTCAGGTGGAAAACCAGTGTCAAGTTTCGGTAAGGGTATGGGATTATGACCAAAGAGGATCGTAACTATTATGAAAAAGCATTGGAGGACTTCGATCACTTTTGTGATGAGTTCGAAAATGCCGCCAATAAACGTTTTCAAGGTATAGATGATGACAGCAGACAACCAATTGACAATGCAGAAGTTGAACGAGTCACTCCAGTTGTTGTTCAAGAGATTGACGATATTGGAGGAGAGGGTTTCGAATTTAGAGAACCCCCAGTTAATGTACAAGCCACCACAGTCAGAGACATATCTGAAACTGGATCAGACTCTTGATGACATTTATAAGAAGATTGATATATTAGGGAGGTATACTGGTGGATGATATTATGTACAGAGATATTATGTTTATACATGACATTATATCGATAAACACTCTACATCTTTCTATAGGTAAATATGTTGAGAGTGTACAAATAGCATTGGAGAAACAGGATGCCAGCAGCAGCGACAAAGGATAGTCAAGTAAGTACTGGACATGGTTGTACTGCAACCACCACTATCCTAGATGGTGATGAATCTGTGATGATTGGTGGGAAGATGGCAGCAGTGCAAGGTTCTAACCTGACTACACATACAGCACCTGCTGGTGATAAGTGTTTGCCACATGCTACGAAAGTAACAGAAGGGTCATCAAAAGTCGAGGTAAATGGAAAACCACTTGCCCGTGTTAATGATGGTGTTTCATGTAGTGGTGCTGGCAAGATTACATCTGGCGAAAGCACCGTAGTTGTCGGTTAGAAATTTTTGTGCTATAATACCATTGATGTTTATTTTGTATTATGGCAATACGTACGTCGGTCAGTGGTAACGTAGTTACGATTGAACCAAAACCTAAAAAGACCCGTCAAGGTCTTGGGAAACATACTAAGTACTCTGCTACTAGCAGGAACGGTACTAAGAAACGTTATAGAGGACAGGGGAGAACGTAATGGAATGGTTTTATAAATTATGGATGGATTTATCGTGGTTTGATGGATTGTTCTTTACTCTATGGATCGTTGGTCTATATTGGGGTAAGAAACGTTTAGATTTCCACTTTGCTCGTAGAACGCAACATTCTTGGGATAAGAGTGTATATAAGGTTAAACTTGTAGAAGACGTAAATGTTAATTGGAAAGAACCTTAGACCCTAACGCCGAAAATCTCCGAAAAATTTTAAAATGTATCAAGCACTACCAAGTAGACTTCACGTGAAAGACAGTCCTATCGCAGGGCAGGGTATTTTTGCTTTGGAAGAGATTCCTTCTGGATTTGTTTTGGGTATGTCTCATATAGTTGTAGAGGAGGTCATCTATCGAACTCCTCTAGGTGGTTTTATAAACCATAGTGACGATCCAAATTGTGTAAAATGGTGTGAAGAGGATAAGTGGTTCGTTAAAACTTTAAGAAAGATCCACGTAGGTGAGGAGTTGTCTTTAAAATATACGTTTTATAGCGTCTAAATAAGTAGGAATATTCCTGCTTGTTGTGGCAACCAAATTTACGCAATCCTATAAGGATATATCTTTAGCTTTTAAGAAACATCCTGTAACTGACGATTTAGTAGTTACAAAGGATGGTGCTGCTATTAAGCAAGCAATAACAACACTTTTATTAACTGATATTGGCGAAAGGCTGTTTCAACCCTCATTGGGTAGCAGTCTTCGCCAATTTTTGTTTGAACCGTTAGATTATGGTACTGCTTCTCTGATTAAAGGAGCGATTAAACAATGTCTTGGTAGATTTGAACCTAGAATTAGTATTACCAGCATAAATTGCGATCCAAATAGATCAGAAGATGGATTTGATGTTGAAATGACTTATAAAATAGTGGGAACTGATCGACCCCCAGTCACAGTAGACCTCTTTCTGAACCGTACACGATAATGCCTTACACACAACTTAACAGTTTAGATTTTACTGATATAAAATCCACTCTCAGAGAATATTTGAGAGCAGAATCAGATTTTACTGACTATGACTTCGAAGGATCTACTCTGAGTCAACTATTAGACGTACTTGCTTATAATACGTACTACACAGCGTTCAATACCAATATGGTAGTGAATGAACTGTTCTTGGATTCAGCGTCTCTCAGGGACAATGTAGTGTCTTTAGCGAAGCAACTAGGTTACAGTCCGAAGTCTGTTACTGCTTCAAAGGCGAATATCAGTTTCAATGTATCAATTCCTAATAATGCACCTGAGTTTGTTATCCTGAAGGAAGGCACAGGATTTCTAACCAATTATGACGAGACTACATACCAGTTTGTTGCTACAAAAGACTTTCGTGCAGAAGTAGCTAACAACGTTGCAGTTTTCACTAATATTGAAGTAGTAGAAGGAAATTTAGTTACCACTAATACCACATTTCAGAGTGGGATCAAAGGACAGAGGTTCAGGATTGAAAACAGTGGTGCAGATATGAATACTTTGACCGTGAGGGTATTTCAATCTGCCAATAGTAGTATTTTTGAAGAGTTCAGGGTAGCGGATAATATTTTAGATCCTAGTGTTGATGAAAACGCTCCAGTTTTCTTTGTGAATGAAATTGAAGATGAAAACTATGAGATTGTCTTTGGTGACGGTGTTCTAGGTAAGAAACTGGATAATGGTAATGTCGTTCAAATGTCATATGTGGTAACACATGGCAAAGAAGTCAATGGTGCCAAGACATTTACGTTTGGTGGTGTATTGAGTGATGGTATTACGACTTTAACAGTTCCATATCAGGTTCAATCTATTTCTACAGTAGAGAAAGCGTATGGTGGTGAGGATATTGAGAGTGTTGCTAAGATTAAGTATCTTGCACCTAAATTCTTCTCTTCTCAGAATAGGGCAGTCACCAGTTCTGACTATGAAGTGATTGTACGTAATGTATATCCTGCTATTAGTGATATTATTGTATTTGGTGGCGAGGAGCAAGTTCCACCTGACTATGGTAAGGTGTTTGTCTCTATTAAACCATCTGATGCATCATTCCTTTCCGCATATACTAAAGGTACGATTGCCAAAGACCTCAAGAAGTATTCTGTAGGATCTGTAAGACCTGTATTAATAGATCCATCTATCCTTTATGTTGAAATGGATTCAAGTATCTATTTTGATGGTACTAAGACAGAGTTACTTCCGCAACAAGTAGCATCTAATGCTGCACAAGCAATAACAGAATATTTGAAGACATCTCAGACAGAGAAGTTCAATGGTAAGTTCAGATATTCGAAATTCATTAGTGTCATTGATGATTCAGATAGAGCGATTCGTTCTAACCTAACCTCAATCACACTAAGGAAAGATTTCTATGCACAGTTGAATTCAACTACATTTTATGAGGTATGTTACCAAAATGCATTTGATGTTGATTGTGATAATCCCGTTGTATCATCAACAGGTTTCATAACTTTAGAATATCCAAACTATACCACGTATCTAGAGGATAGATCGGGTAAAATAGTGCTATATAGACTAGATTCAGTGTCAGGCGATAAGATTGTTTTAAATGACTCTTTGGGTGATATTGATTATGCTCATGGTGAGATCAAGTTATATGATCTAACTATCATTCAAGGAAGTTTTTCTGATAATCGTATTGAACTGCGTGTAAAACCTGCATCTAATGATGTCACTGTACTTAGAGAAGTATATCTTGACGTAGATGTAGCAAAGAGTAAATTTACAGCAACTAAAGAGTAGTGCCAAAGACTGCAAGAAAAACCTCATTATTAATAGAGAGTCAACTCGCTGCATTTATCAGTGAGGAGTATGAACTGTTTTCTAAGTTCATACAAAAGTACTATGAGCAGTTAGAATTACAAGGACAACCATTAGATATTGCGAATCATCTCACAACATATCGTGATATTGATTTTTATGAGCAGGGTGTTCTAAAACAGAATACACAGTTAACCCAGTTTCTACAATCAACGGATGTGTCACTAACTGTGGGGGACACCAGTGGTTTCCCTGATAGTGGATATTTGAAGGTTGATGATGAGATATGTTTCTATAAGTCTAAATCAGCTACACAGTTTCTAGAGGTCAGTAGGGGAGTCTCAGGTAACACCCAGCTGGGGGATCTCTACAAGGAGTCTACATTTGTTACTACTCAAGCAGCAGATCACACTGTTCCTGCTAAAGTATACAATATAAGTAATCTTTTTCTATTTGCTTTAGTAAAAAGTTTCGAATCCCAGTATCTACCTGACTTTCCTGTTGCTTTTCTTAACGACAGCGTTGATCAGCGTAATTTGATCAAAAATATTGCAGATTTCTATAAATCAAAGGGTACATCACAATCAATCAAGTTCCTCTTCAAATGCTTGGTTAAAGATGATCCTCAACCAGAAGTAAAATATCCTAGAGAGCAGACGATCAAGTCTTCTGAGTCTACTTGGGTAAAAAATTATTCACTTAAGGCAAAAATCCTTTCTGGCACTCCAGAGTCATTTATTGGAAAACGCATCGTCCAAAACGTAGACGGGGCCTACGCTTCGGCGGTTATAGATAATGTGCTTTTCAATGGAAGGCATGATGGTATTGATTTGTATGAATTGATACTTGCGGAAGAAAGTGTCAATGGAACATTCACATTATCATCAAAGAGTACTCTAACTGCGGATATTGATAATTCAAGTACTGTTGTTGATGTATTCTCTACATTAGGGTGGAAAGACAAAGGTAAGTTCGTTATTAACAACGAAACCTTCACTTTTGAAGAAAAGACCATAGATCAGTTTACAATTAAGACTAGATCTGCCGCTTCTTCACATTCTATTGGTGATTTGGTATATGACGCTGCTGATGTTAAGGTAGGAAGTAATTCCGTACTCATTTTAGGAGTATTGTACAGTGCATCTCCTACTAGTCCAAACCCATATGCTAATGTTGGGGAAAAATTAGAGATATCAGATCCTGGTTTTGTTAACACTGATGTAAAGATATTTGATTCATCTAATAATATAAGATGGGATCTAAGTTCTATAAAAGCAATTTTCAATGATGGTGATGATTACTATATTGCATTACCAAATAATCAGTTACGTATTGTTCCCAAACAATCTACGTTAACTACTGAGATCTATAAGACTAACAATAAAGACATTGGTGTCTTCCTTGATGGTAGTCTTGCTATGGGTGCAAGATACACTGACAGTATACTCAATGGTCCAATTCAAGAGATTCATGTTCTTCAACGAGGTAGTGGATACGCTAAGGAACCATTTGTTCTTGTAGGGGGTGTATCTGGTCTTGCAAGGACTAAGTTAGCAGGTCAGGTAGTCGAATCAGTTATTGTTGATACACCAGGCTCCTACACTGATATACCCACCATAGAGATACTTTCTGGTAGGAACGCAGTAGTTACTCCAGTTATAACCAATGGTTCAATCACCAGTATGGTGGTAACTAATCCAGGTGAGTATTATTCATCTCCACCTGTTATCAGGATCTTAGATTTAGCAGGTAAGGGTAGGTTTGCGGAATTTAAAGCAGAGGTATCTAATAATGGTCAAATTACCGCATGTAACTTAGTTACTGCTGGTAGTGGTTATACGGATGCTAATATTCAGGTTGACATCATTCCTGTTGGATCTGGTGCTGATGCATTTGCATCTATACTGTCTTGGACTCACGATAGGTATAAGTCAACTCAAACAAATCCAGTTCCTGCTGCTTTGCGTAGTGGCGACAACGGTACGAACCATAGTCCTATTCTGGGGTATGCTTATGATGGCAACCCCATATATGGTGCCTATGGTTATGCAGACCCACTAGACTCTACTAGCTCTGTCACACAAATGACCACTAGTTATTCTTTAAAGAGTTCTAGAACTAATGGTCCTTCTACTGCAACTTATGTTCTAGGTACATTCTTTGAAGATTATGAGTATACTCATAAGAGAGGAACACTAGATCACAATAATGGTAGATTCTGTTTAACACCTGAGTATCCTGATGGTGTATATGCATATTTTGTTACAGTTGATGGTACTACTCCAGTATTCCCTTATATCATTGGTGAGAACTACTATGCAGTTCCTAGAGATTCTAATTATGTCCAGTCATTAAGTCATAGTGATATTCCTCAAACATCAAAACGATTAAGAACTGGTGATATACAAAAGAATGGCGATAAGACTACACTTATAGTAGATGAAGTCACAAGAGGTAGCATTGCAAGTGCAGAAGCATTATCTAGTGTCTCAACATTCTCAGTTGGGTCTCCATTAGAGATTGATGACTCAAACACTGAAGGACGTGGTGTTACTGCTGAAGTTGCTTCTGTAAAAGGAAAACCAATTTCTTCAATTGAATCACAGAAGACTAAAGCATTACTAATAAAATTATCAAATACTGCATATCTGTTTGATGGAGATACTATAACACAATCAACTACTGGTTCTACTGGTCAGATAGTTGGTGATGTGTTTAGTGGTAGTACAATTACATTGAGAGGTGTGAATGGTGTATTCACTACTACTGATCCATTATATTCTAATACTAAAGTAGTAACTTTAATATTGGATGAAAACTCATCATATACGAAAGGATCGAATTTAAGTTATACTGATGGGGTTGCTACTACTATTGCAGTAGGAGAAGTATTAGAAAGTACTACAAGTAAAAATACAGTTAAAGTTAAAGTAACAAGTGGAGATTACAATGTTACTGATGACTATTTCATTAGAAGTAGTAATTTGATTGATACTGTTGGTTCTAAGTTGATTAGTGTAACATCTTTAAGTTCTGGGTTGAATGTATTCACTATCAACAACAATACAGCGATCTTAAAGACTACTAGTAGTCATGGTGTTGGTATTGGTGATGATATCGATGTTGACATTAATCCTGATGATAGTCTTACTACAACTACACAGTATGTCAGAAGCAGGATATATCAGGAAGTAACTTTCCAGTCACCTGTTGCTTCTACAGCAATAAATGATACAGGTATTGGTAGAACTACTATTCTAAATGGTGGTGAAGATTATACTGCTGGTACATATACTGATATTGCTCTTAAGGGTGGAACTGGAACTGATGCAACAGCAGACTTCGTTGTTGATCCTTCTGGTAGTGTAATAAATGTTACATTAAAGAATAAAGGTACTGGGTATCAAAAATTTGAGATTCTTACAGTTGGTGACAGTGATTTGTCTAAGACTGATAGTAGTACACCAGTACTACAGTTAGAGATAGATCATATCGGTTTAGGACTCACTGAGACTAAGGTTAATGTAGATAGTGCTATAGGTTTCACTAAAGATGATTATATTCAGATTGATGATGAAATTATAAAAGTTATTAATAAGACTGGTAATGTACTAACTGTAACTAGAGCACAAAAGGGAACAATTGCTATAGATCATTATAATGATGCAGTAGTTAAATTATATGTTCCTGGTTATACTTTAGATAGAGGTTATAAGATTGGTGAACTTGCTGGAGATGCAGTCATACAGACATATGATCCAATTACTCAGAAAGCACAAGTTGTATGGGATTATAACTCAACGTTAACTTCAATTAATGCTGTTACTCTAAGTACTGTATTCTATGATACAAGTGATGATAAGAGACTTGTAAGAGTTGTTGAAGTCTCTGCCCCAATTGAAGTATTTGAGTTTTCCACAGATCAAATAAATTTTGTGAGAAATCCCATACTAAACATTAAGGAATTCTATAGATATAACTTTGATGTATCTCATGCCTCAATGGCTGACAGGGAGTTTGATATATCTCCTAGTATCAATTATAACATAAACACTCCAGAGAAAGTTGATTCTGGTGATATTGTTAATATTAAATTGGGATTTGGAGCAAGAGTTGCTACAAACACCTATAGTACAAAAGTACCACTAAGGTATTCTAAGTATTTCTATTTTGATAGGAATAACGTTACATCACGTGAGACAGGTTATTTGAATGTTGTACCTGATCCTCTTCAGGGTGTAAAGAAAGCATTGGCTGTAACAAGTGATTCTATTGTATATGACACTGGCGTAACTGCACCACATGACGGTTCTGGAACTGCCACATATACTTCCAAGTCTAAGTTTTCTATTGGTGCTATTGATACAATCAATGTTATTAACATCGGTGGAGAATATAAGAAACTTCCAATCGTAGTTGGTGTTGTCCCAACAGAAACGCTGAAAGCGACTGCTACGACTGACATCTACAATGGTTCTATTAGTGGTGTAACTGTTGTTACTGCTGGATCAAATTATTCTAAACCAAAAGCAATTGTTGAAGGAAATGCATTATTAGATGTAGTATCTGATGCTGGAGTTATTACTGGTATTATTGTACTTGATGCTGGATCTGGTTATACTGTTGCTCCAGAAGTTAGAATAGTAGAAAGTGATGTTGAGGTATATCTTTCAAGTTCTGATATAGGAGTTCCTAGAAATATTCGTATTATTAACAATGGTGGTACTTATCACAGTGATACTACGTTGAGTTCTACTATCAGATCAAATTACGTATTTACTTTATCTAATTTTGATACTGATGCATTTAAAATTGGTGAAACTGTAGTGCAGCATATTGGTGGTTTAGAAACTGCTAGGGGAACAGTTACATCATGGAGAAAGGGATCTAATATTTTATCTGTTAAAGATGTATCTGGTCTCTTTAGAGAAAAGTTGATTATTACTGGTCTTGCTAAAGGAAACACTGCTGTTTTGGATAGTGTTTCGTATACTGAGTTTACACCAGAGATTAAAACATACTTTGATAATCTTGGATCATATAGTGATGATCAAGGTATAGTTAGTTCATCTAATCAAAAGATTACTGATACTTACTATTATCAAGATTATTCATATGTTGTTAAATCTAAGACTTCAATTGATGTTTGGAGAGATTTAATTAAACAAACCACTCACCCTGCTGGTTTCCAGTTATTTGGTGAGGTTCTTATTGAATCTGATGCACATGTCAGAATGTCACCCACTACATCTAGTGGACATTCTACTAGGATTCAATTATGGGATCCAGAGAAGAATAAGATCACTGTTGTTAGTACTAAGAAACAAATCAGTACTTCTATCATTAGGACTGAGCAACTTAAAGTAGAACAAGGGTTAGGTTCTGTATCACGTGATACATTCTCTACAGAAGAGGTCAGAGCAAAACAGATATATCTTAATTCTAATTTTACTGGTGCCTTTACTGATAAAGGAAACCTTGAAGGACAGAAGACATTTGTTATTGTAGATGAAATTGGTAATGCTGTTGCACCATATAATGCACAAGCATTGACTATTACTCTTGATGGTATTATACAAGAACCTGGTTCAGCATATGTTATCAATGGTAATAATATTACATTCTCATCACCACCATTAGGTCCAAGAGTACATGAAGGACAGAATATAGAACAGGTTAAGTTCTATGGTAGGTGGTTTGAATTTAAGACTGCTGCATTGAATGCTAGGTATCTTAAGAAACTTAGAAATATACATCAAAGATCTGGTACTTGGATTGATGCTGCTAACTTAGTAGCAATGAATAGAGCATATATTCAATCAGAAACATTAGGTTGGATTAAGAATGAGTATCCAGCACTTACATGGGGTACATTAGGTCCAACATGTCATAGAGATATTGGTTTGGTAGTAGATGCATTAGAGCATGATTTAAGATTTGGTGGTAACTCTAAAACTATTGCTGCTGGTGAAGCATATTACAACAATGATCTTCTAGATTTCATTACAGGTGAAATTGAACCAACTATTAAAGCATATGAAAAGACAAGGGATCTTGCTATATTAGCAATGAGAAATATATTACCTACTGGTACATATACTACATTAGATCCATTTGTTGATATTAATATTCGTGTGGATTCAGGTAATCCTAAATGTGCAGATGTTGAATCTGCATTGATTTCATTGTATGAGAACTTAAAATCAACATTAGTTACAGGTCCAGGAACTGCTGTAACTTCTCTTCCTGACTACGTTAATAACGAAAACAAAATCTTTGACTTATATTATGATGATGGTGAAGAGGTAGTAACTGACGCTAATGAAAATCTTTTAGTTGCAATAAGTGGTGTTGTACAACATGATTCTGCTTATCATATTGATAGAACCACATCACCAAATAAGATAGTATTCTCTGGAGCACCTATCTGGGGTCAGGAAGCAAATACTAAGACTGTATATGAACCATTAGCAGTAGAGAATATTGCTCTACATGGTATTGGTAACTATATCAGATGTGAGATTGAAACTTCTGGTATATTGGATGGATCTGCTGGTCCTTTCATTCTACTTGATAGTGCTACTAAAGAGGTTAAGAAAGTAGATGATGCTGATTATGCACTTGTCTTTATTGATGGTGTATTACAGAGACAGACTGAATCATATACTATCACTGGACCTGCTATAAGATTTACAAGAAAGATATTTGCTAAGAACAGTGTAGAAATTATGCTGTTGTATGGTAGAGATGTACAACAGACAATTACTCTGCATGATTTCCAACCTGGTAAGTATTTTAATAAATTAGAATTAACAATTACAGATACTAATCCTAATACATTTGGTTCATTGTTTAGTTGGTTTGAAACAAACTATGATAATTCTAGATTTGTATATCAAAAGGATGGATCTCGTAAAAATCCAATAGGTGAGATTAAGACTATTGAGAGACTTAATGATAGAGCAGTTAAATTAATCATTGCTGGTAATAATCCTTTATTCAATGGTTCCGAAGCATTATACTTCTCTACTGGTATTAATGAAGTAACTGTTGACGTTCCTAGTACACTTTCTTATCAAAAGGATGAGTATAACAATTACAAGATGCAGAGAAATGCTTCTGCATGGTTATATGATAGTGTACAAGCAGAAAGTGCATATTACCAATCAAAGAATTTAATAGCGAACTTGAATGTAGGGGATAAGATTAAAATTGATGGTGAGAATGCTTATAGAGATATACAGGGATTACCAAAATATGTAAATCCTAAAGATTATAGATCTGGTTCTGAAGTATCTTCTAACTTCTTTGGTTCTGTATCTACTACAAATTATAATGGAGATGTTAATGGTGTTGGATTAAGTGTTACATGTACACTTACTGGTGATAAAGTAACAAGTATAGAATGGAATAAGAAGAGTCTTCAATTATATTATGAAAAAGGTATTATTGAACCTACTACTGCATATGGATATGCTACTCCTCCAGTATTACACTTCGTTCCTGAAGATGGTGCTGGTGGTGGAGCAAAGGCTGAGGTAATAGTTAGTAAGGGTCAAATTGTTGACATTAAATTAATACGTTCTGGTTCTGGATACACTAAGGCACCAAAAGTTAGTGTTGCTAGAAGATTTAGTATCATTAAGAGAAATGATAGAAAGATTGATAGTTTAGTTGGATTAATATTCTCAACTACATTATTAAAACAGTCTCCTTCTAATGTTACAACTGAAATTATTCCTATTAAGGGTATTGAAGTTATTGGTGATGTTCTACTTGGAGGTCCAGCTAGTGGAGGATTAGTTACTAATAAACCAGTAGTTGTTTCTACATTCGAATTGGTTGCTGATCTTGGTGGATTTGTTTTTAATAAAGAGATCATTAGATCATGGCCAACTTCAGTCACTTCTGCCCCTATGGGATCCTCTATAGAGATTGAAATTGAAAAAACTAGAACTATTAGATCTGTTGCGACATTTAATGTCAACTTCAATAAGCAATTGATTAAATATATCGTAACTGGTGCTGTTGATAATCATTTTGCTTATCAGAACACATATAGTTCCGCAATTTTAGGACCAACTCCACAGACATTTAATAGGGTTAGTTATAGCACCGTTGGTGGTCAACTAGATCTAGGAGATGTACTTTCTACAGGTGGTATTCCAGTATCCGAGTATACACTGGAAGAGATCAGTAAGTGGGGATTTACTATTGGTGAAATCAACGAAGCGGTAAACACGCAGTTTGTTGGTAACATCAAATGGAATTTTGTTAACCCATCAATCAACTACTATATAAGTCAGTTGAACACAGCAGACTTGCCAGATGCTAGTGGTGGTGGATATGTACCAACAGGTGCTATCGTATATGCAAATACAACCAATTTCGATACAACAGGGACAATCTTTGTTGGTCGTGAGAAGATCAGTTACACTGGCAAGTTGAGTGATCGTTTTACAGGATGTACGAGAGGCGTAGAAAATTCTCCTATTGAGGAGCATCTCATTGGAGAGTACATCAGAAACGCCCTATAAATAAATATAAATAACTCGGATTTAGTCTTAATTTAACATTTAGAGACCAGTGCTATGGCAGCTATTA